AGAGTTCCTTTCACAAATCTCATTATATACATAGTATAGCATAGGGAAGGGCTATTGTCAAGCCCCTCCCAAGTCATTGATTTTACGCTACTTTCTTGCTATGGCCAGCAATGCGTTCCACAAACTGACGCAAAAGCACACGGTTGACAGTCTTTTTCTGGGCAAACTTGGAAAAGGCGGAAGCCATCTTTTTGACGGTCATTTTCTTTTCACCAGTATTGTCAATATCAAGATTGTTAGCCGTATCTTTCATGGCAGATGAATTGATAATGTAGTATTCATCATACCCAGCACTCCGAACAGGATAGTATTTGTTATCACTCCAGTATTTACGGGCTTTCAAGAAAGCCTCGGGGTTACCGTTAGAGATATTATACTCACCGTCAATACGCTTGAAGTTGTTATATTCATACAAGAAGAAACCGACAAGATTACAGCCAGTGCTATCTTTCAGAATACGCAACAACGTATTAGTGTTTTCACGGGTTTGGGACCAGTGGTGGGGATACCAATCATAAGTCTTATTAGTCTGCGGATCAACGTAGAAATAACGAGACTTATAATCTCTACCGTGATAACGAGGTTCGGTAGAATGTTCAATTCCATTCGAACCGTTGGAGTCACCATCAGTCAGCCAAATGACGTTAGTGATTTCAAGTTTATTGCGGGTCGTAAAGTCCCGAACAACCTTGGGAGCAATCATAATAGCGTCATTCAACGGGGTGCCACCCATGCTATCAGAAGCAAGATAGTTACCCTGGCCAGCACACCAAAGATAAGACATTGCAAAATTCAATTCTTCTGTATTCATACGAGAAGAAAGGAAGTTACGCAACACCAAACGGGCACCTTTAATCACATTCTGCTTACCGATATAGGAGAAGGGATTATCAGCACCAGCATCTTTGAAGCCATACACTTCGAAGGGAACACCAATTTGCTTGCAGAACAACGCAAGCGAAAAGAGTTGCTTCAAAGTTTCCATCAGATTGTAATGCATTGAACCAGACCAGTCAATGAACATCACAAAGCCGTGGTTCTTGCCTTTCGGGATAACAGTCAAGCGACGGAACACATCGTCATTATACTTGTAAGAATGTAGCTTGTTGGTATCGATAACACCAGTCTTGGCAACATTCAAACGAGCATAAAGTTCGGCAGCCTTACGCTGTTCAAACTCTTTGACCATGAATGAAATGGATTCTTTTTCTTTTACTTTCCACTTCATCATTTCACCACGAGCAAAGTCAAACACATTCTTGGGAAGGTTAGATGAATAGTAGGTGGTCTTGCGAACACCAGCGATTTCATCACGCCAGTCTTTCAGAACAACTTTATAATCATTGACAGCCTTATCCCAATTGACAGTCGGCATGGTCAAATAGATAAAGTTGGTGCTATCGTTTTTAACGATTTCTTCGGACCTCTTTTGCCACGTTTCATCAGTTTCAGAACGAGGAGCATTAGAAGGACGTTCGGATGCACCAGCACCTTTGCCGTAGCCAGACTGACCGCTTATATCACCTTCACCCGGCCGGGCACCTTGACTTTTGCCGTTTTCATCGGCGTCACCGTCGCCGTCAAAATCTTCATAGTCATCACCATCAGAATCAAGGTCACCATCATCTTCTCCAGCGATTAGATCGATTTCCATTTCATTTTGATTTTCGAGTTTCTTCTTACAATAAGCATAGATTTCTTCTGTAAGAGCAACTACCTCAGCCCAAGTTTCAGCGTTCTCAACTTTCTTGAGCATAACTTTTTCTTCGGGAGAGAAAATCAGGTTCATATGAACATTGCCACCCTTGAAATACAAGTTCAAGCGGTCGATAAAGTTCATGCTATTGATATCACGATTAGCAGTACCGAAGAAGTCACGTTCGACTAGTTCTTTATAGCCAACGAGATAGTTACGACGACAACCGGGATATCGGCGCTTTTGGCGCTTATCAATACGGGCATCTTCAATAACATTCAAGAAGCCAGAAACGGTACGAGCGAGTGCATCGCTGATTTTCTCATTAGGGAAAATCTTAGCAGCAATATCTTCGGCAGTCTTTTTGTAGATTTCAGCAGAAGGAGTATCAAGCGCATGACCAGTTTCATGAACAAGAAGCAAATCATCAAGGTCATTAGAGATACCCTGCCACACGGGCAGCATCAATACACGGTTCTTGAGGTCGAACATAGCCGTCTTTAATGACGGGTTGCGTTGAACCGTAATATTTTCAGTAGCAAGGAGTTTTGCAAGAAGCGACTTATCAGACATAAACAAATCCTTTCACGATTTTCATAAGTATAGCAAATCTGGACGGTTTTGTCAAGTCCCAATGGAATCAACGTTTTGCGGGGAACTTACTCACAATCCATGCTACGGAATAGATCAGAATGTAAACACCAGCCACAAGCAGGAATACTTCCCCGATCTCGGCATGGTGCTTTAGCGTATCAAAGTCAAAGTAAGTAGGAGTATATTTCATCACTTCACCTTTCGGAATACAAAGATAGGTTCATACTTTAGCATAATCTTTTTGCCGTTGCTATCGATCTGACAAAAGTTTTTCATCTTACCTTCTAGGATGGCTTCTCGTTCTTCTTCACCCGTGATAGGATTGACTGTTACCGTTTCACCAGTCTCAACCATTCTATTCCCACCGGGCATCTGTGCTAGAGCCATCTTGAGAGTTCCGACATATTCCATTCCTAACTCTTTTAGAATATTACACGAATCTTCCTCCAATGTCAAGAGTTTTCCATCAAAAGCGGCATCTGCAATATTCCACAATAGATAACGATTAGGACGCAGGTATTCTACCGCAGTCTCTAATGTAGGACGCAGAAAACCATCGACCCAATCTTGATACTGGGAAAACTTATGACATGACTGCTCAGGATCATCCGAATAGACCTCTTTAGCAAAGTAAGGAGGTGAGGTGAATACCATATCAAGTTTGCCTTTATACTTTTGAAAGCCAGGCTGAAACTGTGCTACCTCAGACCCACACTGGAAAATCTCATATGTGTGTGATTTAGGGAATAGGCTGCCTGATTCTCGGACGTTCTCATTGAAGAAATCAGCCACCTCGTGATACTTGGTTCTACCAGGCCCGGTGTTATGATCAGTGTTAGGGTCAGTACCAATGTAATGAATAGTTCTTTTGTCATCTACTGCCATTGCTCCTGTGATACGACCAGCCCAACCAGATGACGGGTCCCAAATGTTGATTACATCTTGATCTTTGATATGATCAGTGAAACGCTCATAAAGATAACGAGCGGTGAGTGGTGGGAAATTCACCGCATACTGACAGAAGGACACTCTGAAAGACTTTAGCCCAAGAGGGAACACCTTCTGTCCTAGTTTGAATAGGCGAATGGTATAGGCATTAGTCTTGTTACGATCCACATTGGTGCGGCAGCGATCTGGCACCTTATCAGCATAATCAGCATCTACAATGACATTCTGTCTCTTACCTAGAGTAGCAGAATATCCAGTATAAACCTTATCTTCTTTGATAGGACAAAGCCAGTAGTCCCAACCTTCTTTGTCTTTCATAAACTCGACAAACTGGTCAGCGGACTCTATCTGATAAGGTACGTTGTTTATTTTACCAAAATCACCAATAGAAATAGGATTAGAATAATGATAAAAGGAGTCCCGCTTGAAGTGTCTGCTGGCGTAGGTAACAAAGGTGTCAAGATACCCATCATCTGCAAAATAGTCATAGATTGACTTAGCCTTTCCTTTTGTAGTATAGGAGATACCAGTTTTCATCATCGTGGGGAACCACTGATTGACAGCATTACCTACAATAGAGGTGTTACGAATAACATCTTTCTCACCAGTGCGAAGGTCTAAAGTTTCAAACTCATGGACAGGGAATGACACCATCTTCTGGAAGTTATCAATGATACCTTCTTCTGTGAAACCTACACGAGGAGGGATACCTTCATCATCCCACAGGCGCACGACCTCTTTACGCATATCGATGACCCACTGCCTAAACTCAGCATCGGTCATCCATAGCAGTTCCTCAAAAGTCTTATTGACTGTAGAGTTTAGCAGTTCATCGTTACGTTCATAAAACCATTGTTTCATTATTTCTCACTATCTCAAAAGCATCATCTGGAAATGTTTTGTTGTAAGGCAGACCTTTTAGTGTAACAACACCAGCGTCGGCTATCATCTTCTCTATAATATATATTTCACCATCTAGTAGGACTCTATTGACATAAGGAAAGCCTGGCTTCACTCTAACAATGTCACCAGGCTTGAATGTTTCAAAGTTCTTTCTTATTTCCATGTTTCAGTGATTTCTTTAACACGTTCCTTCATAAACTGTTCAAGTATCTCACGGACATTATCATACTTGGGATTCTTGATATGATATAGTTCCTGTGTATAAGCAAACTTGATAAGTTGCTCGTGTGAGTAATTGTGAGTCATATGCGGATCGGTTTTTTCAATCATAGAAAGGCTCCTGTTTTGACTAGACCAGATACATAGATCAATGTAATCACCAACTGGATTATGATTAGCGACCACCTACGCCATGATAGAGCAACAACAAGCCATCCTAGATTGCCTGCCATTGATAGATAGACGTTAAGAGGGTATATGTTTACTGACGTTAGATAGGCACCGCACAATAGAATTGCGGTCGATCCCCACTCCAATACAAACTCTAACTTAGATGCCATTGTATTACTTCCTGTCATCTTAACACCAACCAAAATCTTCTGTAGTGATTAACTTGATTGTTATCACCAACTGCCGACCAGCTATACAAATTGTTTATACTGGTTTGATTAGTAACCCACCTGCCATAGGAATCTAGTTCTGGTATGTCGAAACGAATAAACTTGCAACCTAGTTTTGTAAGTTCTTCTTCAATACCTTCTTGCGTTAATGTAGGATTCTCACAACTATAAGGTCCGTATAATGGATGTTTCATGTCTTTAGGAGTAGGATGAACAGCGGACTCTAATATCATTGTGTTTGTATGTTGTAAAGCACATTCCAAATCCTGCTGCCAGTTTTCGATATGATACAATACACCCAAGTGTAGAATAAGATCAAAACGGCTATTGAAAAAGTAAGGTACGTTTTGATCGATACATACTGTCTTAGGACTGTAGCCGTATTGCATCAACTGGTCAGAGATACCATCTAGGTGAGACTGTCTGGCATCAGAGAAAGTAACATCGGCACCAAGTTTTAATAACTCAATACCGATATCACCATGTGCAGAGCCTAGTTCTAATACAGTCTTACCTTTGAACCACCCTTTACCAAAGATACCAACAATACGTTCAATTCTCTTGTTAGTCCAATCTTCGTAGAACAGGTATTTCATTCCCAGCCCATTTGAGATAGACCAGTCCATAGATTGTCGATGCTATAGGTATAATAACCGTAAGGCGTATTGATGATAGTGACCATAACTATTCCTTTCCTGGCTGACGAGGATCAGTCTGATCACTATAAATGAAAATATCTTCAAAGTCAATATCTAAGGCTTTTGCTATTCTAATCAAGACCTTAACGTTCTCTTCCTTTTCGCAATTATGCTGATTGGTAGCAACGTCATATGCCTTAGCGGATTTCAGTAGTTCTTTCAGTTCTAACATTTCCTTACGGAGTTGTTCAAACTCTGCTCTTGATACTGGATTGTAATTCAAACCTCCAATACCTTGTGCAATACCATTATACTTATTCCGGTCATTCTGGTTCCAATAATCAGTCACCATAGAAACGGTACACATTATCATTGCTCCTTAGTTAAAGTAGAAAAGTTCTTTACCTTCTCAAACTTGATGGTTCTCTGGAATCTATCGATCATTGTATCCTTATGAGAAATGACAAAGATATTTGTTCCTTTGTCACCCATTTCCCACATGATCTTGATAAACTCGTCCGTACCTGCACCATCCATAGCACGATCTAAGATTTCATCGAACACAAGTATATTGACATTGACACTATTCTTTAGTTTGGCAATCTGTCTCCATGTTAGAAGAATAGCCAAGTCAATTCTTAGTTTCTCACCCTCTGAGAAATTGTGATAGGAGAACTCGTCTCTGTATCTTGACTTGATGGATTCTTCGAAGGATTCGTTAATATTGAAGTTGACAAAGAAACCCAGTTTTGCCAAGTATTTGTTGATGTGCTTGTTGATGATAGGAAGATATTGTTTAATAATCTTCGTCTTGATTCCACCATCTTTGAGTAGGGTAGTGGCAAGATCAATGTATTGTCTTTCATCTAAAAGGGTCTCCTTCTCCTTTTGGAGGGCGGAAATATCATGTTCCACTCTTTCGAGTTGTCGTTCGCTATCTTGCGTTGTTTTATCTGATGATGTGAAGGATTCAATCTGCTCCACAACTTGACGCAGATTATTAGCAATATGGTTATAGGAAGACTTAGCAGATGAAAGACCCATTTTAAGTTCGTTGATCTTTGTGAGAACTTCATCAATTTTCTCTATGTCTGATAGAACCAAGTCTATCTGGTCGGTAACTTTATTTAGTCCTTCGTCGAGTTCATCAATCTTGGTTTCATTCTCGGTCATTGCCTTGACCTTGAAATCATTTTGGATGTTTTGTTTACAGGTCGGACAGGTATCGTTATCACGGAAAAAGAAATTCTCCTTGACTACCCGTTCACGGTTGCCTTCCATCTTGGCTTTGAAGCCAATGAGTTTAGAGTGTTTAGTCTTTAGTGGTGTTAGATCGATATCCTTTTCTAAGGCTCTCTCAAGTAGGGCATTATGATTGATAACACCAACTTCTTGAACCTTTAGATCAAGTTCTAAGTTCTCTTTCTTTGCTTTAAGTTCTTTTAACTTCTCCTCACTGTTAGCACGTAAGGATTCTAATGTCTGTTCAATGTAAGTCTTGTTCTCTTCCTTGCTTGTCAATGTAATACGGTTCTTCTCAAGACCTTCTCTATTGATCTGGAGACGGTTCTTAACCACATTAGACATAGCCGTGAAGATTTGAATGTCTAGCAAATCCTCAATGACTGCACGGCGATCATTAGATGATAGCTGCATGAAAGGAACAAACGATGCGGAGCCTAGAATAACGACCTGCGTGAATGACTTGTAATTCATTCGCAGAATGTTCTTCTCTAGATGTTCTTGATAGTCTTTTGCGGCGGCATCTTGATTGACCTTATTACCTTCACAATAGATTTCAAACAAGTTGGGCTTGGCACCACGGATAACTTTGTATCGCTTGTTAGATGAGGTAAACTCAATCTGAACCTCACAGTTCTTATTGTTGATAGAGTTGACCACGTTGCCCTTATTAACCTTACGGAAAGGCTTCCCGAATAGCACAAAAGTCAATGCGTCGAGGAAGGTTGACTTCCCCGACCCATTGTGTCCCATGATTAGAGTATTCTTGTGCGTATCTAGTTCAATCTCTGTCCATACATTACCTGCGGACAGAAAGTTTTTCCACTTAACATAATGAAAAGTTATCATCAAAAATCTCTGGTTGGAATCTTACCCTCTAGTAGATCGGTGATTTCTTCACCGGATAGAGTTTCATATTCTAGCAGACCATTAGCTAGTTTGTCAAGGTCTTTTCTTTTCTTAGTAAGAATTTTATAAGCAGTTTCATATCCTTCTTCCACTAAGCGTAGGATTTCTTCATCAACTGCCTTCTGTGTTTCTTCTGCAACTTTAGGAGCATGGAACACATCAGCATTAGGTGTTGAGTATGCCATTCTACCTAGTCTCGGAGAGAAACCATATTCGGTAACCATTGAACGAGCAAGTTGAGTTGCCATCTGAATGTCACCAGATGCACCAGAAGATACTTTCATATCACCGAAGATCATTTCTTCTGCTACACGACCACCCATAGCCATTGCTAGATTGGCAATCATTTCATCATAGTGCATGGATATTTTATCTTTTTCAGGTAGAGACTGAACCATACCCAAAGCACGACCACGTGGGATGATTGTTGCTTTGTGAATAGGAACAGAACCTGGCATGTTGATTGATACTAGAGCATGACCGGCTTCGTGATATGCAGTCATCTTCTTTTCTTCATCGCTCATGATCAAAGTGCGGCGTTCAGGACCCATAAGGATCTTATCACGAGCATCTTCAAACTCCATACCAGTAACAATACGCTTTGAACGTCTTGCTGCTAGTAGAGCGGCTTCATTGACTAGATTAGCAAGGTCAGCACCAGAGAAGCCCGGCGTGCCTTTTGCTACTCGCTTTAGATCAACATCAGGACCAACTGGCACCTTGCGAGTATGTACCTTCAGGATCTTTTCACGACCAACGAAGTCAGGATTAGGAACTTGAATCTGTCTATCAAAACGACCTGGACGCAATAGAGCCTTATCTAGAACGTCAGCACGGTTAGTTGCTGCGATGATAATGATACCTTGATTATCATTGAAGCCATCCATTTCAACTAGCATAGCGTTTAATGTCTGGTCACGTTCATCGTTACCTGAAATACCGTTTGCTCTTGAACGACCAACAGCATCGATTTCGTCAATGAAGATAATGCATGGTGCGTTCTTCTTAGCCTGTTCAAACATATCACGGACACGGGAAGCACCCACACCCACGAACATTTCAACAAAGTCAGAACCAGAGATAGAGAAGAAGGGAACACCCGCTTCACCAGCAACGGCACGAGCAAGTAGTGTCTTACCTGTACCTGGAGGACCAACGAGTAGAACACCCTTAGGGATTTTACCACCTAGGCGTTCAAACTTATGTGGGTCTTGTAGAAACTCTACAACCTCTTGTAAATCTTCTTTAGCTTCATCAACACCTGCAACATCTTCAAATGTCTTACGACCATGTTCCTCAGTGAGTAGTTTAGCCTTAGACTTACCCAAGCCCATGACACCACCACCTGCACCTGAACGGCGAGATAGCATAAGCCAAAGACCAAAGAACAAGAAAACAGGAAGTAGATTGATCAATAGACCAACCCAAAACCCATTTGCACCTTCTTCTTTGACTGTGATATTTACTTTATGTGTTTCTAGGCGGGGAAGCAGATTACCGAGACCGGTAACTGTAGTCGAAAACTGTCGATTGTCCATAAAGTGGCCAACCACATTTTCACCGATGATCGTAACGTCATGAACTCTGCCTGCATCGACTTGTGCAATAAAGTCAGAGTAGCCAATCTCGGAAACGACCTTCTGTTTTGGTCCTTCAAAAATGAATGACACTAATACAAGTGACATCAAGATCAATAGAACCCAAGGTAAATGTTTCTTTATCATATCGAACCTCTATTGTGTTATCAAACTATTTATACAGTCTCAACCTGTAAGGCTTCGTTGTATATGTCCATCATAAACGATTTTGTTCTGCCGCTATCTAAGGGTAGCGTTAGCGTGTCGATATACTTACGGAGAATCGTAGGTGTATCTTCTGCCTCGTTAATCTCGTCAGCATCTTCATTCTCTAAGAGTACCGACGGATCCTCAACAACCGTAATGTCGAGGGGTCCTGCTTTATAGATACTATCGAAAAGTAGATCGAAAGCATAAGGGTTAGACTTATTAACAACGACCAACTTAACGTAACTATCTTTATACTTTGAGAAGTCAGTTCTTTGAATCTTCTCCACAATTTCTGGGTTAGCAACATCATCATACTTAGCAATCCTAAACATTCGGTGGGGATTCTGTATAAACTCTAGAACAGATGTTTCCGTGTCAAGCACCGAAAAACCTCTGGGATCGTTGTAATCATGCCAAGTATATTCGCCAAAAGCGCCAATATAGGATATGTTACCAACAGTGCTACGGTGATGATAGTGACCTGAAAAAACCTTATCGAACTTATCAAATGCGTTACGATCCATGCCATGATCTGAGATCAATCCTCTGTGCATAGTAAAGCCGTTCAACTCAAGGTGTCCCATGAGGATAGTTGCTTTGGGGTTATTGATAGCGTCTAGTGCCTCTTGACGATTACTATCTGTAATCCAAGGCATCAACTGTATGTCTAGACCGTCAATGTTGATAACTTGTGGGGTAGAATGAATATGGACATTAGAATAACGACCACGGACAACTTCCTCTAGGGCGTTGACCTCGTGTGTATCTTTATAATACATGTCATGATTGCCGACAATAATATGCGTTTCAATGTCACGTTCCGCTAGAGGCTCAAAGAAGTCCTCACGGAGACGTTTAGCAGACATGAAATTCACATACTTGCGTCGGTCGTATATGTCACCAAGATGGATGACATGCTTAATTTGTTTTTCGTCAATGTAGTCAAAGAACCACTGCCAGCAACGTTTCTGATATTGCTGAAATGCCGGGTTGTCATTTCTGACCCCGGCATGTGTATCGGTAGGCATAGCAATCAGCGCCATATCTTATCCTTTAAGTCTAATAGCAAGTTCAAAGACACAGTATATATCATAAAAATGATTTCGTCAATCCTCTTTGGTAATCTCTTGATAGGTTTCATATTCAGACTCCCGAAGCCATCCGAGATTGATCATCCGGCGCATGATTTTTTCTTTGCTCTGCTTATCAATAGGAATGGGTTCCATGATCCTATTACAGAACCATTCAATGTTCTGATCAACCTCTTTGACAAAATCATCCATTATCTCTGACCCTTCTTGAATCGTAGAGGCTGAACGGTGCCCATTTCGGTATCATATTCAAAGATTGCCTTATCAATAGAACGTCGAATAGCATCTAATCGCATACGATAGTTACCACGAACGTGGACACGTTCATTTTTATCTTTGAGTGTGGTGATCAATGTCTGCACCTGAAAAGGTACCTCAAACTGATTCTCTTCCTTCATCATCCTCTCCTACAAACTTTTCAAGTCCCTCTTTAGCTAGTTTGCGCTTCTTCTTCTTTTCTGCTTCTCTTGCTTCAAAGTTTCCTATAAACTGGTTTAGGTTATCATACATCATAGGGGTGATAACGTTATTACCATCACCATCTAATAGCTGATCAACACTACCTGTCTGAATGAAACTCTCTTGGAACTTCTTATACATTATATAGCGGTTCTTTTCTTCTTTGTTGATACGACGATGAAAAGCATAGTAGATGATCTGGGTAAAGTATGCGAAAGGATTGCTATACTTGTCCGAATCAAAGTTATCAAAATACATTAGGCAGTTTTCAATTGCATCGGATTTCATTTCATCGATAAACGAATAGTTCATGAAACGAGGCTTATGTGCAAAGTTCTCTGCGATAAGGTAGATACACTGGCCAATATACTCTGAAAGCCGAGGCTTCTCTTTACCCTCGGCTTCTGCTATCTTACATTGCTTCTTATATTCCTTAATCTCCGCTAGGAACTTTTCATTATCTACATAGTGTTTCTTCTTCTTAGCCATCTGTATCTCCAGAATGAAAGGGACAAGTTCCTCTTTCTTTGTTTCTTTCTCTCAACTGCAATGCTTTTCGCCAACCATAAAATGAAACACCAAACGAGTTCATTCTATACTTATTGTATTCTTCTTGCGTGACTAGGTGATTTCTAATCTTCAACCTCTTTTCAGTTAGAGGAATCAACTGACCCAAAGGCATGCCTACGGGTAGAACAAACTCACCTTCTCGCTTAGGAAACATTATATTCACATTCATTGCTGTCACTATATCAAATCTTAGTATGCCTGGCAAGACCTTTATGTCATACTTGTCTAACGACCATTCAGCCCCTAGCCACAAAAACTTCACACCAGTTCTTTCTCTCATAACCCAAGGACTAACTAACTTGATATGATGATAGTCTGGGAATCCTGTTCCCATCTGCTTTCTATCATGCGTTTCTGGTTTGTCACCAGACGAATACCAGTAGTAGAAGTTATCCTCAACAGTCTTAAAAGAGATATCACACCAGTTTTCCAGTATAGCACCAACTTTATATAGTTCTATAATAGCATAACAATCCCTTGCTGTCAATTCATTTGTGTTTAGATGATAAGGATTTTCGCCTTCTTGATAGAAGCTAGCCTTGTATGGTTCTATTTCACGCCACCAATCGGGTACTGCTTTACCTGATTTGATAATAGGAGTGTTAGCATAGAAAGATTGATCGTATGTGTAACAATCTAGAACAATCTCTGGTGTGCGATGAAAAAAGTGAAACATTTTATAGAAAACCTCAAATTAGGGCTTGACAAGTTTTTTAGGAAGGGTTATAATGTGCTTCGCAGCCAACCAACCAATAACCTCTTGCCAAGAGGCAGCCATGAGCGAAGCGAATGATTTGCGAAGCAAATCTAGTTAGCTGCCTACTTGAATCCTGGTTCCGTTAGCATCGTGAGTTTATCAATCTGCTTTTTAAGCACAGGACCACGATCCGGCCATTTGATAATGGGCTGATCGGAGTTTTTAGCTAGGTTCTGTAGTAGAGGTAAATATATCTTACGAATGGCCTCTAGCCTCTTTTTAAGGTCTGTAATCTCATCCGACGCTGGTGCTACCGCCTCGGCTACGATATCATCTTCGTTGCTAAAAGAAAACCCAAAGTCATCTGTTAGTTCTTTGTCGTCAAATGATAGATACGGATTACTTTCAGTAGCCATTAGTGATATGTCCTTTTGTTTGCCATTTCTCTAAGCACATCTAAGATATTACTTTCTTCTTCCTGAGGTTGTTCTACAGGAGGTCTAGTCTCTTGTGGTGAGCATAGAGATTGCACATTGTCCCAATAGTATATATTCATCTTCTCGGTGACATCTGAAATGAGTAGAACATCTTCGGCATGTAACATGAACTCTTGATGATCTACCATCTTTGGGAACACCCATGGCATAAACGATACAGAAAGATATCCTTCGTGAGTGTGTGAATAGACCACATTCATAGGATTCATTACCATATACATTATACCATTCTCATCTTCATACTCTACCGTTTCAGCTACAATATCATCACCATTCTGTAGTCTAAGGAACTTTGCTACAGGGTTATCACTGACATCATTCATAGATCACCTACGTTTCTTTGACCTTAATTTTGTAG